GCTGGATGCTCCTGTTTATGTAGATCATTTTCAACTGCTTTAGTATTCTGATCGGTTAAAGATCGGAAATATTCATCTCTGTCTTCTTTAACTTCTTCAGGACACCTCATCAGTAATAATCCGCCTATGCCTATTACACCTTTGTATTTGCCGTCTGCGATAGAAGGTAAATCCATTCTATCGGGATACTCATCTGATTTTACAAATTCATATCCACTTCGTAGTCTACCAATGATATTTTTTTCATCAGCCATGCCACGATATTCAGCTCTTACCCACCGATGGTGAAAACCTTCTGGTGGCTCAGGTGCTTCTAAGTTGCTTGGAGGGACCCATCCCCTCTTACGAACATCCTTTTCACGGGTCTCTTGTTTGCGTGAGGTTTTTTTAATTGTTTCAGTCATTTACGCCTCCTTCACGTGTTTTGCGTACTCTTCAAGTGGCACACCAAGTTTTTTTGCGATAGCTACCTGTGAGGGTGTGAGTTTCACAGTGCGGCGTCCAGTTTTTGTCGTACGAGTAGCAGAAGCAACAGTTTGGACTGGTTGTCTGGTGCTTGCTTGTACCTCAGTAGTATCATCTTTGAACTTATGAGGAAACTCTTTTTTTATCCTTTTATCTATTTCTTCGTAATATTCATCAGAATTCGCATCATAACCTTCTTCTCCTAAAAGTTTTTGATGAATCCCATATGCGGCATAGGTCATTACTTCATCTTCACCGAACCAAGAATTTTTATCTGCCCAAGCAGTTGCTTTTGCACTTGGTGGAGGAGGTGCTTTTTGAGCTTGCGGTTGTTGAGGAACATTAACAGGTGTTTCTTTTTGTTCTGCTAATTTTTCTAATCTTGCTTTTTCTCTTTTGACCCTATCTTCTTCTGCTGTTAAAGACGCTATCTCTCTTTGATAAGCCACTTGTTGATCAACGTCACCTGCAGCGATAGCATTTTTTAAATTGGATTGAGCAGAATTAATTTGAGCAGTTACACGATTTGATATGTCAGCGACATAACTAGTGTCTGCTGCTTTTTTCTTTGACTCGATAGTTTTAATATCTTGTTGAACTTTTTTAGCGTATTCAATTGCTGCTTGCTCGCGTCTCTCTGCCTCACGCATTTTACGTGTAAGCTTATCAATACGTCTTTTTACAGATTGAGAATACTCTTCAAGCTCTTCTTCTTTTGCTTTAGCTTCTTCTTTTACAGGAGCTTCTGTTTCTTCAACTTTAACTTCAGGCTCTTGCTTTTGTTCTTCTTCTTTATTTTCTAGTTCTATCTCAACGCCTTCACCAGACGTATCAATAGGAACCATTCTATCTTGATCAGATAATGATTGCGGTTGCATAGAATTCTCCATGTTTATAAAATGTTAGCTGGCAATATATCTCTCGGATCATCGACAACTGCCAGGACTTCGTCATCGTTGATAATACGAAGTTCTCCGCCATCTATCTTGATGCGAGAACCTGCATAACGGGTTATAAGTATCCAGTCATCTTTCTTGCACCACGGACCATCGGGGTATCTTTCTTTATCTTTATAAGCACTCGGTCCTATCTTCAATACTTTACATATGTTTGTTGTTAATTGTGATTCGGAAACAGTTTCATCTGTTAAATGAATGCCTCCTGCTGTTTTATTTTCTAATTTCAAAGGAAATAAAACTATTCTAAATCCTGTCGGTTCAGGTATCTTTTCTAATTCTTGTTTTTTTTGTTCTGCTTGTTTACCATCCCATACATGTTTAGGGACAATTAGTTTAGGTTTAGTCATCATCTAGCTCCGTTTTCTTTAGCAGGTCCGTGAGTTCCTGTTCTTCTTGTTTAAGTGCATCAAGCTTACCAGTAAGATATCTATAATCTTCCCAACTTTTGCACTGTCCGCCTAGTATAGCCTCTTCTACTTGCTGTTGTCTAGATATTAATTGATTTTTATAATATGTAAAAAAGTTTTCTAGGCGCATGATTTCATTTGATCCGATAATTTTTTACAGCGATTTGGAGTTTGACGATTCCATTTCGAATCCAACATCTCCAGACTCGCGCCGTTAAAATCTCGGTTCTGCAGGCATTTCCACATGTTACGGAACTTGGACACGCCTGATTTTCCAAGCTGATATACCATTTCGGTAATGGTATGCTGCGCGGTTGTAGGCAAATCAGCGACACCATGTTCTTCCATGAGTTGCCTTGCTTGACCTATCGCTTTGTTTAAATCTTTATCAAATACGTCTTGTAATTCTTCTTTGGTATATGTTTTACCATCTTCAAATTTATCTTCGTGTACTACTTTATGACCCCAACCTATTGTGCGAAATCCTTCCGTGTCTATGTAAACGTGATCTCTGAAGCCTTCTGATAATTTTACGGAACCAGCTAATTCGTCGTATGTCACTTAGTAAGACCCTTTGCCTTTTCGAAGGTGCGAAGGCCCGATACGCCGAGCATTGAAGTGACAATTGCTAGAAGGGGCCCAGTTTCTATAGCAGGTGGTACAATATCTATACCTGAGAATTTTGCATACCATTCAATACAGGGAGATAGGATAAAAGCGAAGAACAGAGCCAGGGCTCCGCACCAGCCAATCGCTGGTCGCCACCCAGCAACGAATACGCTGCGATGGGTGGCTTCCTTTGCATTAACATCTAATTGCTTTTCTGCAAGCTTTTGTTGAATGCGTTGCATCAATATTTTTTTATCTAATTTTTCTTCCTCTGATGTATGAATCTCGTCGACAACTTTTGCGATAGTTTTTAAGGCTCCGCCTTTACCGCCTAATAGTCCTCCGAGAGCTTGTAGCACTATGCTGCTCCGCCTGTCATCCAGCTAATTACCCAGATAACAACGATCGCTACAATAGCGGCCTTGATCCAATCTTTCATTTGCCAGTCACTCCACTCTTTAATGTGTGACCATAGATCTTTTAGTAAGTTCATAGAACCTCCTTTGTTAAAGTCGGGATTATACTATTTTACGCCTTTGAATGCTACTTTTTTAATCTGCATTTTACTTGTTTGCCCTTTTGGACCACTTCCTTTATTTTTTTTATAAACAAAAGGAGAAAAAGTCATTGCAGCATCAGATGCTACAACAGGATTTGGAAAAGGATTTTTTTGTGGAACTTTCGTCATTTTTGCATTTTTAAATTTCATATTATCCTCTCTTTTTAGCCTTAGCTATACCACCTTTTTTCATAAAGCCCATTTTATTACGAACGGGTGTAGGTAGTTTTTTAAGTCCTTTATTAGATTTAGGTACTGATTTTAATCTTTTTTTCATCAATGATACGTTACATTATTTTTTTCAATTAAAAAAGATTTATTTATCATATCAAATAATATTTCTGCTTGATCTGCTGGCATTTCCTCATGAAGCAGTATTTTAGAAACATTTATCAAAGAAGTTGCAAATTCAACAGCATCTAGTTTTTCAGTATCTATGCGGTCACGAACACTTCTATAGATATCGTAAGCATTGTTTTTAGGAGCGTCTTGCGGCATTCATTTTCTCCAAAGTTACAGCGGCTCTAAGTTGAGCAATATCCTCAGTAGAGTCAATCTTTTCATCCTGTAGCTTTTCTTTTTGTTTTACTTTTAATAAATCTAAAGCCATTTGATTTTCATCTGATTTTTCTTTTCGTCTTATCTCTGCTGCTTGAAGATCTAATTCTTTTTTACGCAATTCAACAAGACTGTCTTCACCCATACCTTCCATCATTTCTTGTTCTTCGGCAACCATGTTATTTGTCATCTCAGCAATTTGTTTTGCAATAGCAGCTTCCATCTGCATCTGCATCTGTTGCATCTGTTGCTGTGCTTGAGGATCTTGTTGCATCTGTTGCATCTGAGGAGCCATTTGTTCCATCACTGTTTGTCTTGCCATTAATGAAATATGTTCAGAAATATGAGCTTGTAAAATACTCATCACTGGTAAATTACTTTTAACTAACATGCTTGACATAAAAGCACGATGAGCATCAATATGAGCTTGATGATCTTGACCCTCGAATGCTTTGAGAGGTTTCCCTAACAATGAAATAGAATTCTCGAGTCCTGGATCTGTTGGTTGTGGTTGAGGCGGGGGAGGAAGAAGCGCCTCAATATTATCCACTCCCAATGCAAGATACATACGGCGGTACGCTTCTTGCAAATTATGCTGCTCAGGATTACTCTGAGCTAGTTGTAACTGTAACTGTGCCATTGCCACTCTTTGTGACATAGAAAACATATTTGGATCAGACACGGGAACGACATCTATTCTGTCGTCAAAATCTGTTTGTTTAACTGTCTGGTTTCCACCAACAACTTGATAAGGATATTCAGGTGGCAGGCTTGTACCAAAAACTTTTGCTAATAATTTAAATTCTATTTTTTGTGCGTAATGTAATCTCTTATGGATAGCGCTCATAACTTTTGCGCCTTGTTCCATCATTGCTAAGGTTGTGCCAACTGGAGCATTTGTATTTGTTTCTGCAATCTTCATGTCAGCCACGGCAGCGAAACGCTTACCCGCGTCTACACAAAAACCTAAGAGCTGGAATAATACTTGGTCGGGTCCTTTATAAGGTAAAGGTAATAGTCCTTGGCGCAAGTCTCCACCCGGTGCATCCACGTCTCTAAATTCTCCTGGCTGTAAAGGAGTATCGTCGTCTCGGATACGTAAACCTCTTGCCTTAAAGCCTGCTGGCAAGTTTGATAATGTTCCCGCATCAATAAGTTGACGGAGCGTGGCAGTAGCCGTTCGTGAGAGGCCCCCCAACATATGGATAAGACCAAAACCATAAAAGCCAAGACCAGGAAGGAACTTGTAGTGAACGAAATATTGTATTTTCTTTTTAAGAGGGTCATCCTCTTTGTAGTTTCTGTAGATTGATAATACTTTTCCTGAGCCTTCATCGATTGTAACAACGTATGGCAGCTCTATACCTGTTTCTTCCCCAGTTTTCGCGTCTTTATCTTCGAACCCTGGTATGTCCAAATTGCAATGTATTTCATACAAAGTATATGCATTATCTGCATAATCTGTCTTTTCTACACCCTCTATTCTGTTATATTTTGCCTGTATTTTACTCTCTTCATCACTCTCTTCTACCTCAATATCCCTATAAAACCCTGCATTTTGTAGTTTTCTAAGCTCATTTCGGTTCATTTTAACAATTTGACCTACTCTTTCCGCTGTTTCTAGGTCTGTTGCCATGTAGTTAACGACTAAATCCTCACTTGGAACGAATTTTGACACACATTGTGCCTTACCACCGTCATAATACACCTTTTTAAAAGCAGATCCTGCTAAAGGTAGGTGAAATAACAACTGATCCATGTCTGGAGTGTAGTCTTCCATGACTGTAGTGATCTGATAATTCATAAAATCTTGTACTCTATCGGCTTGCGCGATAACTTCTGGTGTTTCTACCCCTAAAATTGACGTTTTTACTGGTCCTGATGGAGGTAATAATTCTTTAAACGCTTGCGCTTGAAATTGTGTGACAGATTCCGCTAATAATGGGTGTGTTACACCGCTTGCGCCTTGAAAAGGCTGTGATCTTTCATCATATTTAAACCCTAAAAGGTCTAATCCTTTTATATAAGCGTCTTCCCACTCGGACCGTGAATCGCGGTCCATCTTAAAATCACCAACTAAGTCGGTAGATATAGAGGTTAAATCGTCTTCCGAGAGAATGTCTGCCAAGTTTTCGTAAAAATCTCCTGTTGATCCTGCCTTATTTGGGTCAAAATCAATAGTAGCGCCGCCGTCTTCTTCTTGAATAATATCGATGT